GTGAAGTCGTCATCATCCTCGTAGTCGTAATTGGACATAGTGGTCCTTCTCCCTATTAGTTGTTGGCGCAGGCCTCATATTCGTTTGGGGAAACGGTATGGCTCCTACTCCTGGTCTTGTTATCGCTCCACTAGGCCAGTCGTTCTAGTGGCAGGCTTGTTATAGTACTCCGGCTCTGTCTCGTGCTATTGCACCAGCACCGGCACTGCCACCAAATGCGGCAGTTTCTAGTGATGTTAATTTCTTGCGCTGTTTTGCAGCTTCTGTAGAACCAGCAAGTCCAAAGACTTCAGATTCTGCTGTTGTCTGTGTATATGGGTCCTGTTTGTAGATCTCCGCTAATTGGCTACCACGAGGTGCAAGTTCTGCAACTTCCTGGAAGCCTTGTTGTGCTTGCGTTTTAGTAATTCCGGCAGCGGCTAGTTCTTCTGCGCGAGTCATACCAGCATTAAGTCCTGCTTGCATTGCTGCTCCACCAATTTCGGCTGCAGTAACCTTGCGTTGAATATCCTTAAGTGCATTCTTAGGATCTAGCGTATAAGCCAAGATATCACCATTACTAATACCTGGATAAAATGTTTTAAGAGCGTTTAATACTTCTGGGTTAGACTTAAGAACTCTGTCTTGTGCTGTGATTAAACGCTCTTCAAGTTCAGTAGCAGATACATCTCCAGCCAATAATTCATTAAACCCAGATTGTGTACCCATTGCATCTTTAGCATAATAGGTAGATGGTAAGCCATAGTTACGCATAATACTTTGGTACTGGTCTTCAAGTTGAATGTACTCTGCTGGACTAAGAGCAACTAAACCTGCAGCTATACGCTTTGTGTTAGCAGAAAAACGTTGCTGATATGCAGGTGAATTACGAAGACGTACAGAGAACTCAGAAGGAGATACATCCTCTGTAATTAAACCCTTTAATGGTTCAATTAAAGAACTAAGTCCATAGCGTGTAAACTCTTCATTAAGAAGGTCATATGCTGAGCGACGATTTGCTAGTTTCTCAGCTTCTAAAAGATCTTTTTCTTGCTTTAGACGTAAGGCTTCTTTTGCTTCATCTTTTGCATCTTGATCTTTGGCTTTTGCAAGTTCGTCTTCTAGTTGTTTAATACGTGGGTCGACAACAGGTGTTTCTACTACTGGATCTTTTTTTACAACAGGATCTTTTTTTACAACAGGATTTTTCTTTACAACAGGATCTTTCTTTGTATCAGGTTTAGTGGCTGGGCCACGAGCCGCTAGTGCAGCTTCTTGTTTTTCTAATGAAGTTTTAGTAGCCACTGTTTACCCCTGGAATCCAAAGTCACGAAGCACTTGCTGGACAGATCCAGCTACCTCTTCACGAGCATTATTAGTATATTGCCAACGACTATCTTTTTTGATTTGACGTTGAAAATCATAGATAGGCATTTCTTTCTCACCTTGAATTGCTGTTCTTAATAAGGCATCATTAAGGCTGATTGAATCTGGATTAACCTCAAGCAATGAAGCCATAGTATTTCTATATGGTGCATAGACAGCATCAAGATCTAAGCCTTGGTCAAGTAGTTGACTTACCTTATCTGGTAAACCAATCTTTGCAGTCTGGCGAATTATCTGCTTGAAGACTTCAGGGTCTTCTCCGGCTTCAATTCTCTTAATCCAAGTAGGAAGTTGACTGGCAAATGTCTTATCTAAATCAAGACCATTAGCAACTGCTGTTTTAACCAAGTCCTGTTTGCCAACAGCCCTGATACCTTCTTTACGCTTATCGTACTCAGGGTTCTTCTTAATAAGATCTGAAAGAAACTGTACTTCATCTAAGTTACCAGTTATATCTGCAACTCTTACACCATTGACCATTGAATACTTGGTAGTAGTGATTGCCTTTGATTGTGCTTTTTTAAGACTAGCGGTAAGTTTACTTAACTCTTCTGGTGTTGCTTCGCGTCCAAGAATACTCTCAGAAACAGTGTTAATAATAGACTTAGCTTCTGTTGGTGTAAAGATAGTTCTAGTTCCGGTAGGAAGGTTAGCCCCACCACCTGTGCCAGTTGCAGGAGCATTTAATCCTTTAGTTGCAATCTGTTGAAAGAAAGTATTTCTATCTACTGTTTGTCCAGTGTCATTTTCTAATCTTGTCATTTCAGAATCGGCAGTGTTAATAGCCTGACCTAATTGGACGTTGTATAAACCATCAACTGGTCCTGAATAATAAGGAACTCCAAGGTAGTTCTTTCCAGCATCTTTTAATAACTGTTGAAGGTTTCTAATCTGCTCTGGAGTAGAACCTGCTACAGATTTTATATACGCATCTGTTGCACTTCTTGGCTTTAGTCCAGTTTCAGCATCTTGTTCCTTTTTGCTTTTAGGTGGTTCATATGTCTCACCTTTAGCAAGTGCATCAAGTTCATTTTTGTTAGCCTTTTTGGGTGCAATTGATGCTTTTGCATTATCAAGTTTTATTTTTGCTGCTTTTTCTTTTGCTGCTGCTTCGGCAGCTACTACTCCAAGAGATGCTAATTTAGCATAGGCAGCATCACCCTCTACAGTTCCTTTTGCAAGTCTTTCTGAAAATCTTTTTATTAGGTCTGATTGCATTCTAGCAGAAGTTGCTGAGTTGCGAGCAGCAGTGCGTGCATCAGTAAATGCCTTATCAAGTAACTTTATTTCTTTATCACTTATAGCCATTACTCTCCTAATAAACTTCCGAATAGAACGTTGTATGCTGCCTTGGTATTTTCATTTGTCTCTGAAAGAATTTTAATCTGCAGGATGGTTTGATCCTTGAGTGCAGATATAGAATTTCTTGATCCACTTACCAATTCAAGTTGTTGTTTCTGTTCTTTGTAGGTGTCATAAAGTCTAAGCATACTGTTAAGTGCCTGTTGTGTCTTAGGCTTTACATTTACATTTGTGTCATTAAGCATTGCTCTTAGATCATCAAGTGCCTTGATGCGCTCAATAGCCTTTTGTCCACCTTGTGACAGTTGCTCTGGAACTAATGGACGACCAGCAAAGAATATTTCTTTCCAAGAGTTGAACTCTTCACGAAGTACAGTTTTACCTATGCCTTCTGGAACCATCTCAAGGTTCTTTTCGTACTCATTTTTTTTATCATAGTAAGTTTGTAGGTCTGTAGAAGTCTGAACTTCAAGTAGGTAATCTTCTACGCGCTTGCTTGTACGAAGACCCATATCCTTCATAGTCTTATAGGCATCCCAAGAGAAACCAGACTTGTGAGGAATAAGGAAAGCAGCAGCTTGTGGATACTTCTTAAAGAGTTCTTGATTCTGATCTACGAAATCTCCGGACTCTTCTGCATATCTAAAGTACGCAACAGTAGAACGCTTAGATTCTGTAACTGTAAATGGAATCTGATCTGGGTAAAGTGATACCCAAGTTTCCATTGCCTTATCGTAATCACCTGGATACTTGTCTAATAGATCATTCCATACCTGCTTAAAGCTGGCACTACCATTGTCTCTTACCCACTCAGCCATATCTGACTTGAGTTGTACTTGAGGTGATGCAGGTGCAAAGAATCCAAATACGAATCTAGTACCAAGAATACCAATAGTGGTGTTCTTTACCTTAAGGCGATAGGCTTCTAGTTCTCCAGCAGATGGTGGAATCAATGTTCCATCTGGATTGTACTTCTTAGGAACACCATTACCTGATGCTTCTAAATAAGTAACTGCTTTACGCCAAGCAGATGCGTACTGTGAATCTCTTTCATCACGGTCCATTGCTGCGTAAAGACGATTGAGGTGAGCAGGTAGGAAAGCGGATACCATAGATTGATCTACTGCATACTTACCCATTGTCATTTGTGTAATAGTGTCTGCTGTACCTGGTGAAGCAAAACCAATGAGGTTAGTAATTACCTTCATTGATACGCCAGATAAAGGGCCAGCAAATGTAGGAACAATTGAATCAGGGTTCAAAGATGGAGTAATCATTTTTACTTGAGCACCAAATTGAACTGGAAGTGGAACTCTAAACTCTGCTGGAATACCAAGTGCTGTCATAGCACCTTGTACGGCGCGATAGACAGGCTCAATACCTGGATAGACAAAGTAAGATTCACCTTGGTCATCTTGTTGAATCCAACCAGAGTGTGTAATACCTTCATAGGTAAGTCCAGCTTTAACAATTGCCTCTGGGTTGTATCTAACAACACGATACATACGGCGATAGAAGTCTTCAGTAGCACGATAGAATCGTGCAAAGTTACGAACGCTAAATGCTAATTGACTACGAACCATTGGATTATCAACATAGTCAAGAATCTGTAGACTTGCTCTATCTTCTACAATCTGTGCCAACTTTTGCTTAGCAAGGTCAGTTGCTTTTTCTATTTTAGCCGCATCGGTTGGATCTACATTCTTAATAAATGACTGAATGAAAGCATCCTCAAAGCCAGACTTACGCATATCCTTACGGATACGAATCATCTCGGCAAGTGCTAATGGCTCACGAGATAGACGTGCGTTAGATAGTCCTAACCAAGTCCAACCCTTTTCCATAAGAGAAGATGTGTAGTTTCCTGTATCTGATACAGCTACAAGTTGTGGACCAACCACATATTCTGGAATATCCAACTCGTTATCTGGTAAGTCATCAAGAGATAGCTTACCACGAACTACATACTCACCGGTCTTGTCATCAATCTGACGTACCTTATTAAGTAGATCTAGGTTTAAGTCTTTGTTCTGCTTCTCAAACAACTCACGAGTTGCCTTGTAGACAATCTCTGCGTGTTCTTGCTTTGTATATCCGTTTGTTTCAAGACGGAAAGCATCTACAACCTTCTTATTCTTTGGATCATCAAGCCAAGCAAAGATTTTTGCTACTGCATCTTCTTGATCTAGGTTAGCAATAGCAATAGCGCCTAGTTCATCGTTGCTATAATAGCCAATACGCATAAGCCAAGCAACCATAGATGCTTCGTTTTGCACACCCAATGGAATTGACTGATAACCTATAGAACCTTTTGCTCTTGCATATGGCCTAGGAAATACTGTTTTTAATGCAACGCTACGAACTCCGTGTTGACGAGTAAAGTTTACAGCACGTGTTACATAGTCAAGACCTACAGTAAAGTTCTTGCCACCTTCAACAATGTCAGCAAGGGCGTTATCAAGGTCTCCGTGAAGAATCTGCTCTGCAAGAAGTTCTTTATCTAATTGACCAAGAGGTTTAAGGCCAAGTCTCTTGTAGGCTCTATTTAACTTTCCTTCATTAAGAGCTTGAGCAAGGATAACTCTGCGTTGCTGAATTGGTCCACCTTTAATACTGGCCTTAAGTTCTGCAATCTTGGCCTTTGTGCTGGCCTTTACTGTCTCATCCTTACTTGATTTTGCTATAGCACTTAGTTTTGTAATTTCTTCTCTAGTATTAGCAATAACATTATCAATGTCATCCATTTTAGCAGCAAATGCTTTTGCTTCTTTTTTGTTAACTACTCTTAATACAGCTCCAAGAGGATTTGCTGCTATCTTTTCTCCTGTAGTTAAACCCTTTTCAAGACCTCTGGCTGTGTTAAGGCGTGTAGATAGTATTCTACCTTTACCAAGACCCCATACAGTTTCGCCGATAGCAAGGTTAACCATTAAATCTTCTGTTGCATTACGCAACGCATAGCGTGGACCAGCAAGTGTCAAGAATGACCAGCCTGCAGTCATACGTTCAACCCAATCACTGTTGGCAATACCTGCCATACGTTGGATTAAACCTGATCTTGTAGCTGCTCTGTCAATATCTGCAATAGATGGTGCTGAAACAAAGTTAGAATTATCAGATGGAATGATAGCAAGGTCACTGCCGTCTTTGGCTTTGCCATAACGACCTACGCTGAAGCGAGTTTGACCCTTACCAGTTAACTGACGGACAATTAGTTGACCAGGTTCAGTTGCTTTAAGTCCACGAATATCTGCAATAGTAGACCACAAACCATAGAAGGCATCTTTTCTAGCGTTAACATCTTCTATTGCAGCAAATGATGAAGCCAGTACTCTTGATTCAGCCTTTGGAAGTACCAATCTTGCCAAGCGATACATCTGTTCAGGAGCATCAACTGCTGTTACATCTAGTATATCGTCTTTGAAAAATGGAATTGCTGTAAACTTTGCTTTGAATCTATCAATTCTGTAGTTAATCATATCCATAGAAAAGCGCCCAACATCTTTTCCTGGAGTTCTGGCTTTTACTAGAGTTGTTATAGTTTCTACTCCATCAACAAGTTGTTTCATAACTCCATCTGTAGTAGAAGGAGCACCATAAAACAAATCATTGACAAATTTTGAACCCATTTTATCAATATTAAAACTACGATTAGCAGTAGTTGCTAAAAGCACACGAGCCTTACGTGGTGCATCAAGTCTAGGAGCCAATACTCTACGGCGTCCAATACTTCCAGTCATTATAGAACCTAGTTCGGAAGCATTTTCAAAGTATGCCTTAGCAGTAAGTGCATTAGTTACAGGAAGGTCTGCCTTCATCATATCTTTAATGACTGCTGGACCAAACTCTGGCGCTAAACGCTTGAGGTTTCCTTCAGCAACCATAGCAGCTTTTAGATCTTTAGAGGAACGTGCTTTATTAAGAGCATCTAGGTTAGCACCATACTCATCCCAAAAATTTATTGCTGATGGCTTAGCAAAATACTCTGCTAACTTAGTACCAGCTCGTGCAGTATCTCCAACAAGAACATCTACTGCATATTTCTTGACATCATAAAGACGCTTGGCCTTACCAGCAACAAGAAGCGGATCTGCAAAGATGCGAAATGCAGCATCTCCTGTACCTGATATAGCCTTGTAGAAAAATCCTGAACCCTCCATTGAGGCTGGAAGTAAAAAATTTGCTAATTGACGCCCAGGTGAAAACTTGGCAGCGTTAACAGCATCAAGAGTATCTTGGAATAGATCTCTATCTGCTTGATCTTTCTTGCTTGATTGATCTTTATTTAGACCTTGGTTCTTATCTGCAAGTCTTAAATATCTTAATTGTTCTGGAGTGGCATTTTTTGCAATATCTGCAACTGTCTCTCCTCTAGCAATTCTAATTGCTACGTTAACAGCTACATTTCCATATTTTTCTTTAGCATCTTCAATACGTCCATCGTTAAATACTTTGTCGCCTTTATCGTTGGCTTCATCCCAAGCAAATCCAACTTGACCTTCTGAAAGTGGTATGGCAATTGCACGATATGCACGTGTTGTAAAATCAGATACGTTCTGTAGACCTGCTAGACCAAGACCAAGGCCTTCTTTAAGAGCACCACCAGTATAAGCCCAGGCAGTTCCTAGCCAACCACGAGATGGTTTGACGATAGGATCTTCAGTTCCGTAGTTCTCAGCAAGTATTCTTTTCTGATTTTCTGGTTTATTATTGTAAACAGTTGTTGCTACGTCTGGAGGAAGGTTTAATAATTCCCTATGTACAACAAGAGACTTATTATAGTCATCAACCTTTTTCTTTTCAGTAGGTGATAATCCCGCAGAAATAGAAGCTGCTTTTAGATTATCAGCCATTACTGTCCTCTAGCTAGTGCTTGCTGATAAAGGATTCCTATTTCGCCTGTCTCGTCGTATGGGAGCATTTTTGCTAAAGCATCTGAAAGTTTTTCTGTTGACTTAAGCATCTGTAGTGCGTTAGATCCAGGACCTGCTCCTACATCAACACCGCTAGTTACTACTTCTTCTGGGCGTTGTGTTGGTGCAAATAATTCTGTTACTGGTGCCTGTGCAACCGCTTCACGTATGTCTCCCGCACGTGCAGGAAGTACATCTTTAGTCTTGGCTAGCGGAGAAGCTGACTGAATAGCTTGTGTCTCAACGCCTTCACCATATGATTTTGAACCTAATTCTAATTTATCTGTACGTGTGGAGAACTTTCCTGGACCACCAGGACCGGCAAGTGGATTCATCATACTCACTGTTTGTCCTCCTCTAATTTTTCTAAGTCTGCTGTCATATCTTCCCAAGCCCTATTGGTTTGAGTAAGATGATTTGATTGATAAATTGCTAACTCCATTAGTTCACCTGTTAAAGTTTCAACAGATGATGCTATGTTGTGTATAAAGCCTACGCCTACAACAACGAAATCAAGAAAGCGCACTGGACGAGGAACATAGTTATCATCTTTCATCGCCCAGTACGCCTCTCATTAAAAAGTTATTACCCCTTTTTTACTGCTGATCCTTTACGACCTGCTGGAGTCATTCCGAAGAATACCTTGCCACCTGCTGGCTTAGAGGTATCTTTCTTGCCTTCAACTGGCTTTGAAACTGGCGCTGCTGCGCGAGATCCTTTGTTCATATTTACACCTCCTCTGATTATGCTGCGCCGGTGATACCAGCTAGTAGTTGGGCTATATCGGGACGTTGACCAGCAGCAGGGGCCATACCACCTTGTTCTTGTGGAGGTTGCGCTGAGGCCGGGGCGGGGGCCGCACCTGCCGCTGGAATCTGTTGTTCCATACCTGGTGCCATAAGTGGCATCTCTGGGGCTGGAGGTAGTGGTTCTGGTGTAAATGCTTTTTCGATTGTGCTCTCTAGCGATTGACCCTTTTGACGACCTTGGATAACAGTCGCAATGCGGGTGATAATCTCACTAGGGTCTTGACCTTGCGCTGCCAACGCTGGAATGGCTTGAGCATACTGAGCAACAGCCACCCGCAGAGAATCGCGCATTTCTTCGATATCAACACGTTGTTCCTCCTGCGTAACATTTAAGTCCATTGGTATCTCACGACGTACATAGTCACGAGATACGAGCTTATCTGAACGCATTTGTAGTAAAGCAATAATGGCACGGTTTGGATCCATACCAGACATAATTCCGTAGCGTACATCTACGCCGTACTCACCCTTAATGTCACGAGATGGTGTGTACTTGAGAACGTAAGGTGTTCCGTCATCTGTTCCCTTGATGGTCTTTGGAATACCACCAAATACTTTCTCATCTGCTTCAAAGCAAATTGAGATAAGCTCTTGGAACATACGAGCAAACTGTGCTTGTGCTGATTTGATCTGTGTATCAAAGCCAGCCTGTAGTGCTTGTACACCACGACCAGTAACTACTGATGCGCTGATATCTCCTGAACGAGATTCAGGGTAACGAGCACCAAGACGTAGTTCACGCTCTAATACACCGGAATCAGTAAAGACTCCAGGTGGTAGCTCTAGTGGAACGCGACGAATACCTTGTGGGTTAGCAGAACGCATAATTGAATCTGGACCAAGAGCAAGTTCTTGCACATCCTGTGGGATAGCAATAGGTGCTTGGATAGACTTTTCTGCTGCTTGGATCTGCAATACTGCAAAGCGAGCACGAGCTAGCTGTACAGATAGAACATCATCAAACTGTCCACGTGCTTCTCCATCAAGAGAAGAACGCATTACGACAGATGCCATAGGCTTGTTCAAGATGTTAGGTGTACGTGATAGAACTAAGTTCTTACGCTCTGGTAAGTACAGTAGATCTTGGTCCTTATCGTGGTACTTGACCATTGAGATGTAAGGAGAAGATAGAGCGTACTGGTTCTTACCTAGAATTAGATCGTAATACTCTGGGTATTGTGCAGCTAATGTCTCTGCATCGGTAACGATGACCTGAGTTACAGACATAACACGACCATAACGATCTAACTCTGGGTAGGTACCGAATGGATTGAGCATACGGATACGAGGGTTGTTGTCCTCAAAGTCCATCTCAACCATACCGATACCAAGACCATAGGTGTTATACCAGTCTGCTGCTGTGTACATCTGCAGTTGCAGGTCAGAGTTTGTTACATAAAAGTTTGCAATACGAGTTCTAGTATCTGCGGCCTTGCGTGCTGCATCTGAAACCATATTGGTTGCTGAGCAGTTAAAGGATGGCAGTGGTGCCATCGCTTCTGCTAGATCTCGTGCTGCTACGTCAATGAAGTTTGCAACTAGAGGCTTTGGGTATTCCTCTGAAAACATTGCAGGATATACCTTAGAGATATCTCCTTGACGCACCGAGAGCACATCACGCATACGTTGATCTCGCGCTGATGAGCGAGTACGTAAGCGTGCTAGCTTAGCGTCTACTTCTTTGACTGATAACAATGTGGGGTCCTTACTTAGACTTTTTAGTTAATCCTGGGTACTTCTTAGCGATGGCCTTCTTTGCATCCATCTCTGCCTTCTTAACACCGGCAGGTGATACACGCTTCTGCAATGCTTCTACTGCTGCTGGTCCTGTAAGAGTCTTTGCTTTCTTAACAGCTTCTTTTGTTGGTCGTACGCCTGTTGTCTTCTTAGTTGCTGTTCTAAACTTTGCATTTGATGGTGGATTAGGAACAGCCTTTTTGTTCTTTGGAAATTCAAAACCTTCAGGCATCTTGCGCGCTGGCATCTTGTCCATTGACTTGCTCTTCTTTATTTTATCCATAGCTGTCTCCTTAGATGAATGTACGGTCTTTTTCTGCGAGCAGTTCATCTATGTTGACAACTGTTCGTTTGCCTACCTCGTAGCGAGATAGAAAAGGATTCTTCATATGATGTGTCTTGTGCATACCTTGGTTGAGCATCTCGCGTGCTCTGATCTCACAGAACCACAGAGCCATCACCATATCGGTCTTGCCTTTAGTAGTAGGTGACCACGTAATCAATTGCTCGATGAGCGCCTTAACGTTTTCAGTTTGGTCACTAGGTAAATGAATAAGGTTGTCGCGGTGGTGTTTGCCGTCGAACTGCTTTGTGCCGAACAATGTTGACATAGAAGCAACACCGAAACCGGAGTCCCACTTGTTGGTTCCAGTATGGTGTTCGCGTAATAGAACGCCACGGCTTGCAAGGTTTTGGCGGATGCCCTCATCTTGCGTAAGGAATGATTGAAAAGCGTTCTTCTCTACTATCCACTCACTAGGCTGGTATAGGGAAGTCCAGTCAAAGATTAGTTGGCGTATCGCAGCAGGTGTTGGCCTAGTGATCTTAATAGCATCAACGATATAGCGTTTATGTGTAGCCCTATCAACAGCGTAACAAACGACGGCTGTATCACCAACCATAGCGGGATCAAGACCACAAATAAAAGAAAAGCCGTTAACATCACGCGGATGACCTGGGTTACCAGGAACAAGGCGACCTGCTTTACGCATACCATCTATAGAACCTCGCACACATACCGGATCAAAGATTGCATCATCTGAGATATCTTGTTGTTGATACACCAAAGCCCAGGTACTTGCATCCATAGCTTGGCGTTCATTGTAAAGGTTGCGACCATTCCATCTAGGGTAGAGGCCGTCTTCGTTCTTGTCAGATTCTAGTTGTCCATCAAAGGGAGCATCGCTAGCTGGCCACAAAGTTTCCCATTTCTCAGGGTCTTCGTGCGTAGTTAAAAGTGCAGGCATTGCCAGATACTTCCACGGAACCAGTCCACCAGGGTAGCGGTCTTCGTTACGTAGTTCGCGGTATAAGTCCATAGCCGAAACACGCGTACCAATAACTACAAGTTTACCCGTAGGGTTCAAACGTGATCGTACGTCCTGGGTTAACCAGCGGATTTGCTTTTCAAACTCGTTAGCGTTCTTTAAGGTAACAGCGTCATCTACGATAATCATATCTGCACGCTTACCGTAGATCTGACCACCGATACCAATGGCTTCGATGTTTGGATCTTTTTCACTAGACTCACGTAGCTCGGAACCAAAGGTGACGCGGGTTGCCTGCCAAGAAGCAGATTTGGAATTAAACCCTACGCCAGCAGCGTAAGCCTGTTGGAGTGATTCATACATCGGATGAGTCAGGCGTTGCTTGATGGCGTAGAGAAAGTCGGCAGCTAACTGCTGGGTCTGGGAAACAATCAAAACTCTAAAGTTGGGGTTACGTACTACCTGCCAGGTTACATAGTCCACCGTGATCGTAATGGACTTGGCGTGGTTGGGCGGGATGTTCAATAAAATTCTATTAGATGCTAGCCCTGGCTCATACTTCATAGAAGGGTGTAGCCAACCAGGTTCGCGGCCTTCGATCATATCTACCAGGTTTTGCTGGTGTGGGAAGGTCTTAGAGTGGAGGAACTTCTCGCGGAACTCAGCAAAGGTTAAGTCGTGGACATCGCTAGTTGCAAAGGACTTGTCCTTAAGACCAAGGCGTGTTCGGTCAACCTTGTCTGTAAAGACCTTATCGGTACGTCGGTAGTACTCGTAGGTCTTAATGGATTTACCAGCGGAGGCACAAGCCTGCTCAATGGTCATACCCTCTGCTACACAACCAAGAATGATTCTCTTGGCGATGTCGGCGCTGTTATCGGCCACTGTTTTCCCGTCTCATTTCTTCTACTAGAATTGCCGCCGCAATCTGGCGGCGCATTTCTAAGCGACGGGACTCTCGCTCTTCCTTGTACTGCTTCCAGAATTTTCTACTGGAGGTAGCCTGGAGATATAACTCTTCTTCGGTATAGTTGCGTATCATCGGCGCGGATGCTCATTTCTTTTATACTAGGTTGAGTATGATCTTCCTATTAGAGATAGAGCTATCCCCACTAAAAGTACTGGGCAGGTCGGGCTTAACGCCCGAAGGAGCCACAGCGAACTGAGGGGTAAGTCAGTACTCGGCCTAGGGGCCTCGCTAGAGGCCAACCAAGGGTCGTAAAACATACTCTCCCCGTTTTACTCCCCTACTATATATAAGGCAGGAAAAGGACTGGATTTCTCGCTTTCCTAATGTGAGTTACATCACAGTACTAAAACCGCAGGTCAGAGGCTAGATCGCAGCTTTGACTTTAGCAAATATTTTTTGTTGGGGAGTACAGGTAAGGTAGTCGGTGGATTTAGCATAGGGGGGTGTCCGTTGCGCTGTCTGTGCGGTTATCCACAGCCTAGCCCTGCCTGTGGATAAAGCCTGTGGATAACTTCTTAGCAAAAACGGTGGGGCCGACTACCGCCACGGCTACCCCTAACCCTTAACCCTTGCAGCTATTAAGTAATGAGATCCTGTACCGATAACCTTGCAGCTGCTAACCGATAACCGATAAACCGTGGAGCTATCGCCTAACCCCATCTGCTAACCCTTAGACATAAGCGCACAATTTGTTTAGGCATAACCCTATTAAATCGTTATCTAATCGTTACCTAATAATATGCCGGATAGTATTGACACGGTATAGTCACGCATATATCTTTTACCTAGTGGAGCTCACCTACAATTCCACTAGATAAAGGGTTAAGGTAATGACAAGATCTAAGCAAGATAAAGCAGACTTTATCGCTAACCTACGCGCTGGCGTAGAAGCATTGAAAGATCAAGGTATCACGCCACCTAGTAACCTACTAGATAGCTTCTCACCTAATAACGCATTGATGATTATTCTGCAGAAGCCTAGCGCGACACAATGCGCTGGCTTCCACGCGTGGCGAGAAGCTGGCAGAAGCGTAAAGAAAGGATCACGCGGCGCAGCTATTCTAGTGCCTATCGGCGCAGACGATGACGGAGATTTACGCTTTACCTGGCGTTACGTGTTCGATATTGCAGACACGGAGGAGCTAACCGATAGCTCGCCACGACTAGCGCGTGAACTGGCGGTGGCATAATGGCTAAGCAGATCAAGCGAGAGATCTCGCTCATTGATTATGATGGCGCAGAATGGGTACGCGCTATCCTATCGGAGACACGCCTACGCGCTATCCTTAAGGTATACGAGAAGCAAGGTATCCACCTACAAGAGAAAGTGAGCGCATAATATGACTATGAGCGCAGCTAGCCTTATTCAATGCCTAGCGGGAGATCTTATGGCGGATCCTGGCATATTGTTCGAGACTATAAGAGAGGAAGAGGATATTCTACGCGTTATCCGCAGCTATAGACTAGGAGACTTTACCTATAGCCAGGTATTAGACACGGTGAAAGATTATATCTAGTGCTTTACTATAGGGGAGAGTATGGTATATCCTCTCTCCTATGGTAGCTCACTAGGAGCTAACTATAGAAAGGGTACGAGAATGAAGCAAGATAAAATAGTAAGTGAGCAAGGCAGAAAGATAGTTAGTACCTACACGCTAGAAAATAACTATCGTGTAAAGCTTTCTACCTATCATTCATCTACTAGCAAAGTGATCCACACAATACTTTCAGAATGTATCACTGGCACTAGTGGGATCTTTACTATGGAAACTTTTATGATGTATCGAGACTATAACGCGAGAGTAATTAGCGAGCCGGTGGCGCGTTATTCTTTCAAGGCGTTACAAGATCAACACGAGCGAGCTATTGAACAAGCAGCGCAGCAGATCGCCTATTTACTGGCAGAAGGTGAAGTGGGCGCGAGAGAGTGCCAGACACTAGAAGCTGCCTAGTGTTTGCCTATCGCCTATCCGCTAAGGGTAGGCGGTGGGGAGATACTAGTCTCCATTCCACTATTGAAAGGGTTAAACAATGGATCAACAATTAGGACGTCCGTTTGATGAGGATACTCTCATTCAACAGATCGGTATTCGTAACGTGGCAGCTATAAGCGGAGGACGTGTAGGCGTATACAAGCCCGAGGGAGAGTGCGTAGAAGTGGAGCTGCCAGTATCGGCAGGCTATCTTGTCCGCATAACACTAGCCTGGGACGATACCTATACCGTCGAGAGAGTGCTACGGCGTAGGGCTAAGGGTAAAAGCTATAAAGAAAGCAAGGTATTGGGCAGGTTATCAGGTGTTTATTGCGATCAGGTAGGAGAGGTTGCCTACAATGCTTCTTGCTATAAGAATGTCAAGTTTGGGCAGCAGGTGGAAGCGTGAGCGTAACTATCACAATGCCTAAACAATGGGATAAGGAGACGGCACTAGCGGTGCTGGACGCTTACATAGAAGGCTTAGATCGTGGGTACATTCTTACTATGACAGAGAAGGAGGGCGAATAATGCAATACATAACACCGAGAGGTTGGTTAGTAGCTGGGATCTTAATTGGGCTATCTATTTGGGGACTATGGGAGATTTCAGCTCACCTTTTATGGACTGGAAACGGTTATGAATGGTGCGAAAATCTATTAACGTGTGAGGTAGAAGATGAAGGATAGATACCTAGTAACGCTGGAGCTGCAGACCTATGACGGAGATCCCAAAGCGTGGGACTGGAGCACGCTATTAGGACACGAGGACCAGGTTGAGATAATCGAAAGCCAATGGAAGGGTAGAGTACTACCTACTAATGAGGAGGAAAGCAAATGAAATTGAGCGACAAAGAATACGGAACAATCATTTTTGCACTAGAGGAGTATCAAAGTATCTTAGACAAAGAGGATGATGTTACTACCCGTAACTATGTCATAGATTTAATACACAAAGTGGACAACCAAAAGGAGGAGAGTAATGAATAGAAAATACTTAGAAGCTAAGTTCGATCTATGTATCAATGAGGCAGAGAAGGACTTACAGCAGGAGGAGATAGCCAGGGCTATCGCTAACCTACGCAGGGCTAACTCAGCCCTGTCGCAACTGTTCGGGTTCGAGGAGGAGGACAGTGAGTAAAGAATACATAACGCTGGCGCACTACCCACAAGGCAGAGAGGATCTTGAGCTGCATCAATCTAGTTATGGGCTATGCACAGAGTGCAGCACCTTTACTAACTATGTGCCGTATCCTTGCTCTGTAGTGGAGGAGGCTGGCAATGAGTAATATCTATACCATACACCCTAAAAAATCTGAGTTGATCCTATTCTATGAAGTAACTACGCCAGACGGGGAGAATGAGTGGGGCGGGGCTAGTTGCATTGAGGCTATGCAATGGCTGAGCCTTGCACCGACAGGCTCACGCCTATTGATAAGCGCCTGGGATAGTGATGAGGAAGACGCTCATTTAGTAGGGCAAACCATTGATGTAACGGACTTAATTCAACAGGCAAGGGAGATAGGTAGATGAGTTACTGGTTAGGGATAGCAGTGATAATGGTGATAGTCTATGTGCTTATAGTGTGGGAGGACAAGATCAATGGAGAGTAGACAGGTAAGCGGGAAACAATCTATCCACTACCGTAATTATAGAAGGGCAAGAGACAAAGCACTCGTGCGCCTAGCGCACCTATACCCAGAGACATACAAGCAGTTGCTTGATGAACAAAGGAGTTTTGATGAGCAAGAGGGCAAGACTTGGATCATTGATAGTAATAGTAGGCTTACTGTGGGTATTCATACCAGAGCGAACACACCACCTCCCTTTGGAGATCCCGCAGATGCAGGAGCGGACGAAGGCGACGATGGAGGAGAAGCGTGAAAACAAGTCACTTGCAGTTAGTTACGCACGAGCACTCGGTTACAATCAAGACCAAATCAGATGTCTTGTCACCTTATGGACCCGTGAATCCCGCTTCGACCACTTGGCTCGCCCAAGAGACGCTTCGGGCAAACCAAGAAGCTCGGCTTTTGGAATTGCTCAACTCCTTAGAGAGCGTAGTGGACAACCTGAACTTCAAATCCTTCACGGCTTACGATACCTTAGTGCTCGCTACGGAGGCAGTGCGTGTCGCGCTCTTAGGCACTCAGATAGACGAGGCTGGTACTGATGAGACTACTTGATCTTTACTGTAAGGCTGGGGGAGCGAGCAAAGGATACGCTGATGCTGGCTTTGAGGTTACAGGTATTGATATCAAGAAGCAGAAGCGTTACCCATTTACTTTTATACAAGCAGACTGCTTAGAGATACTGCAAGACTTAGATTACTTGCGTACCTTTGATGTGATTGCAGCTAGCCCACCTTGTCAGACACACTCACGCACTCAGCATCTACGCAATGCTCAGGGTAAGAGCACGG